TGTTGCCACCCACCGTGCCCATTCTTGCCTGAAGCGTGTTAATAACGTCATCTTGTATTCGTATGTCATTCACTCTGTTCCCGTAAAAAATAATCACTGTTGTCCTTGTGTCTCCCATGTCGAAGGCATTGAGCGTAGGTGCTACGCCCCCCCCCGTCCATGTTTCGTCATCGTCTTTACTTTGCGCTCTCTTCGCCTTCACGTACCACGAAATCCGTTGCATCTTTGTAATCCCTCGCTTTCAATGCTGAGAATGTTCCGTCCATTTCATACTGGCCAAAAGACTGCATGCGAGCTAGGAGCACCTGCTGGTTACCTGTTTGCAAGGTAAGGCTCATGTCCTCGCTGATTAAAGGTCCTTTGCCCCCCCCCGCGGCTCCTTCTCTGTTGGTGAGTAGGATTGGACGACTGCCATCAACGCCTTCTCCAGTGCCGGTGGCAATGTTTTTCCGCGGCGTCCGGCTCGACGTAGAATCCCCTCGCATGCCTTCGCTGAGAGCGAGTATTTCGCTGGAACGTTCTCCGTCTCCAAGACAGCCGACAATGAACACTCGACGACGACGTTGGGCGACTCCGAAGTATTGAGCGTCAAGCACACGCCATGAGACACCGTACCCCCTTTTAGCCATTTCCCCGATGACAATTCCAAAGTCTCGTCCGGAGTTGCTAGACAAAAGGCCAGGGACGTTTTCAAGGACGAAGTACTGTGGTCTAAGTTCGTCCACGAGTCGTACAATCTCCCAATATAGTCCGGAGCGTTCTCCGGCAAGACCGGCACGTTTGCCTGCAACCGAGAGGTCTTGGCACGGGAACCCGCCTGTGAGAATCCCTCGATCTGGAATGAATCCTGCTGCTCTGAGTTGGTCACCTGTAATCTCCTTTATGTCGGTGAAGTGTTGTGCCTTTGGAAATCTATTCTCTAATACGCTACGAGCTGCCTTGTCAATCTCGACGGTGGCCACAACGTCGATTCCGTTGCGCTCCATAGCAAGGTCGAAGCCACCCACGCCAGCGAATAAAGATACTGCGGTTAGCTTAGACATTGGCTGTCACTGCTCCATTCTGGTAAGAACCCACCATTGCGATACCAGAACCAGGCTGCAACGATGTCCTGTTGCAACCTGGTCGCCTGGTTCGGTGTTGGGGGGATACGGGGGATAAACTGTCGAGCGTACTGCCAGAGCCATACTTGAATCTGGTACAAGCCCTGAGCGCCAGTCTGTTGATTGGTGTCCACGAGCTTGTCACGAGACTCAGCGTAGGCGATGCAGGAAAACGTCTCCTGCACTTCTGATGGCATGTGTACTATCGGGTCGGGGTTAACTGGCTGAGGTGGTGTCCACTTCACTGCCGCTTCCGTCTCCGTTGCTGACGGGAAGATGAACATTCCGACTGACAAAACGCAGAGCATCACTAATGCCCTTGGCATAGCCAATACTTTCATGGAGATACTCCTCTATTTGGTTAATCCGTTCTTCAATCTGGTCGAGAGTCGGGATCATTAGAAAGGCTCCTCAGGTAGTTCTTCGACGTTGCCGAAGCCTGCGGTGAGGGCATCAATGGGGCTGGGGTTGTTCTTCAGTACTGCGTAAGCCTTCTTCTTGCCAGCGAGCACCTGCTTCTCACTCAGGTTGCCCTTCGTAAGGTACTGCTGGGCAAGGGAGTTAAGGAACTCATCGGTGGGGGCCAACTGAGCCGCCTTGATGATGTCCTGTACGTCCTTCGGTGCGTCGCTCGGTGTGCTGAGTGGCTTAGCTGGGGCCGTGGCTCGTGGCTTACTCTGCTCGTAGACTGCGCCAGACTTGGCCTGGGTAGCCTTGTTGCCATCGTCGTCCTCATCGGCCACCAGTCCGAGTGCCGCCATGTATGCGTAACGTCGAGCGTAGGTAACCGCTGAACCCTGGGCCTGTGGGTCATCCTTCACCAGGTGCAAGCGCATGGTGTGGGAGATGAACTGGCCTGAACTGTGGAGCAGGTACGTGGTCAGAGCGTCACCCTCGGTGTACTCTCCGTCGATGAACTGGCTGATGGCCAGACCGTGCTTTGACAGAATCGGGGTGGCGTGGCTGACAACATCAGGGAGTGCGGCGTACTTGCTCTTAAAGAACGGGTTAACCGATCCCTTTGGAACTGCACCGAACTCGGCCTGGGCCGCTACGAGAGCCGTTGCCAGCTCGTTGAGTGATTCGCTTTTCATTCTTCTTCACTTTCTATTTCTTTGGCTGAAACTAGGTTGACGTACCCGACACTGTGTACGCCCTGACGTAATACGGTTGTCCATGTCCAATCGCTTGGCCATGTACTTGTGTAGCCGTTCAGAGATTCGTCGTGGTCAACGTCGAACTCTAACACGACCCTGTAACGCTTGATTCCTGTTGGTTCGGGCATCAGTCCTCATTCCTTCTTGTTAGGTTGCTTTGGTTTATCCATACCTGACCCTCTCCATCTTGCTGGCAAAGTGACTTGAACGAGCAGTAGTCACATTGCCAGTTTTTCCCGCCAGGTGTTAGGTACAGAACGTCACCGTCATCGTCAAGTGCGATGCGGTCGGGCAGATAGCCAGCAGTGATGGCATAGTGGATGCCTTCAGCGCGGCGAATCTCTGCGAGTGCCTGTGGCTCCCACTCGGAACGAGGAATCCAGAACTCAGCGAGGAAGCGGTTGTAGTTCTCTACGCCCATCTTCTCAGCCTTGTTGATAGACAGCGCCTCAAAGGTGGTTGAACCCATGATGATGTACTCAATCTCAATCTCAGGGTTGGCTCCCATGATACCTAGGGCGTTCATACCGGCCTGCACGATAGCCTTCTTCGCTGGGCCTTCTGGGTACTTGAACTCACCACGCATACGGTTCCAGCCGACCTGCTTGTCGAAGCTGTACGTACCCATCGTCTTAAGTTCCCAAAGAACGTGAGTGCCGCTAACGTCGACGCCGAGGTTAGATACAGGGATGAGTGCGTCACACGATCCACTGATGTACTCCGTGCCACTGGCTACTTCAAACTGAGCGTCAGGGAACACCTCAAGGATTGCGTCCTGAAGTGCCTCGTGCACAATCGTACCGAGTCCAGTGACCCAGGCTCCAGCCTCGTCCATTGGCTCGGTGGGCTTAGCGTCGAACGCATTGTAACCCTGCTGACGAGCACACCCAAAGGATGAGCTGTACCGCAGCGGAGTGTTGAGCGCCGTTGGCTTTGGTGTCTGTGACTTCTCCCACATCTTCTTTGCAAGAAGGTGCGTCACAACGGGATTCTTTACTGGTTCCATATCCGACCTTTCCTTTCGTTGGAACAACTAATGCTAACAGTACATCAGGGGTGTATCAAATCCAGGGCAATCCGCCAAAATCCCTGAGGTTTTTCTTATTTGCTACGAGATTCGCCTGAACATAAGGGATATTGTGCTCCCGATGCCAGTCGCTCATCCAGATAGTTTTCACAGTTGAGGGGAAGAAATCACACTCAATCTGGGGAACGAACTTACGGTAACGCTCCTCGCAGTAGTACCAAAAACTGTTCTCGTTCCAGTAGGCCACGTGCGTAGGGTCTTGGAAAGCACCACGGCCATCGGTCGAGGGAGTCAGTGAGAGCAGCATGCCACCGTGGGCCAGCAACTTCCATATTTTGTTCATCACGGCCACCTTGTCGGGCACGTGCTCCAGGAAGTCCACCGAACGGATGACGCCTACAGAGCCTTCAGGCAGGTCTAGGTCGAGGAAATCGCCCACGTAGTCCACGCCTGGGCCTTCGTACATATCCACGCCTTCGTAGCCTTCTGGCTTGCGGTGAGCGGCTCCTAGGTCTAGGCACTTCAGCCCACGTCGCTTGGCCCACGCCAACGCTAGGTCTTGGATGTCTCGCTCGTACATCTCCAACGTGCCACGCTGGATGTCAGCATTTAACTGAGACTGAGCCTGGGTCTGGCCCTTGTGGATTCGCTGAGAGTAGAGGTTGTCCTTGATGTGGTAGAACTCACCCACCTTGAATAGGCGAGCCATGAGGTCTTGATCGTCAAGGATTACGAGGTCACGGTCATAGCCACCCACCTGCTCGTAGGCACTGAAGCGGAACGCACGGACGTGGTTAGGCGCATACCAGATGTGAGCGACGTTGTGAGGGTAGGGCGGGAACGATGTGCAGACGTGGCTACCGTCCTCGTCACGGTAGGACCATCCATAGTTAAGGTCAAACTCGTCGAAGTTGGGTGAACCGTCTGCGTTAATCTGGTTGAAGTCCGAGTAGACAAAGACGATATCTTCGCTGATGTCGAACGCTTCCTTGATGGACTCCAGGGCTTCGGGCATGAGCATGTCGTCGTGGTCCAGCTCCACCAGGATGTCGCCATTCGTGCTGTATGCGGCGAACGCCTTGTAGAACCCTACGCCACGTTCAGCAGGGGTGTAGCGAATCTTTACTCGGTCGTCCTTAGGACGCTCCCATGTTGCCCCGTTGTTGAGAACGACAACCCATTCCCAGTCGGTGTAGGTCTGGGCTACGAGAGACTTGTAGCAGTCGTCCAGGTAACGTGCATCGTGGCTGGGGGTGAATACGCTAATCATTCTTTAATCCACATCTCTAGCTCGTCCAGTACCTTGATTACGTCGCAGGGGTAGTTTGACAAACAATCATCTGCCATACATTCAGGGGTGCAACACTCAAAAGATTCTGATGAATAGTGCTTCTCTCGTAGGGCTTGGCGTTCTTCGGGCGTCATAGTTTTACTCCACACTTGGGGCAGTAATTGCAACGGTGTTTTTCCTTGTTTGGAATCTCGAAATTAAGAAATTCCCCATCATCCTTTTGGATGATGACGTACACATGCCACGAATAAATATGAGTGCAGTTGGGGGTCATGCTGGCTCTGCCTTGGTCGGGGCCTTGCAGAATATGGACTTGCTTCTCTTGTGATACCAAATGCGCCATGATGGGGTCAGTCGGATTTTCTTACCGCAGTGTCGGCAACGTACAGTCATTGTAAACTCCCCTTTTGTAAAGTTGTCTTTACTATCATGATTTCCATTCCACCTTGTACTTCTTCTTCATGAATTCAATGAGAGTAGCACCTTCGTAACGGCGGCACAAGTAGTCCAGCGAGATGAACATCGGGTCGTAACTACCGTCACGTACCTCATGGCAGACAATGATGCCACGCCAGTGAGCGTTGCCCTGGTATCCCTTGTAGTCCTCGTCGTGTAGGTAGCAGGCTCCGGCCACGAGTCCGTGCTGAGACTGGCCCTTGACGAAGCGGATACCGTAGTCGAGTACCTGCTGGTGACCCATAGTGAACGAGTGCCCCAGCTTGTTGAGACGTGCTGAAGCCGAGCCACCGAGGGGCTTGCCGGTCATGGTGTTGGCCCAGAAGTGGGCGTAGAAAACTCCGTCTAGTTCAACGGGCTTTAGGAACGGGTGGACTTGCCATCCTGTTTCGGCGTAGATGAGGTCGTCCGTGCCAATGACTCCTTCAAGTTGCGCGTCCGATTCGACCGCACGGTTAATGCGATCCTCATGGTTACCAAGAAGAATGTGTCGGTCAGGGAGCCACGGCGCGTGCTTCGACCTTTTCCTGTTGGCGTTGAACCTGGTGAGTGCTTCGTTAAGGACCAGCCACGCTTCATTAGCAGCCTC